CATTTGTTTATGAGACTTTGTCTAAAAGAGAAATGTGACTATGTAATTGAATTTCTTGCTGTTTTACTTCTAATCTTCCTTGTTTTTTCAATATGGCGCCCAAGTTGTTATGTGCTTTGGCTAAGTCAGGTTTTAATTTTATTGCTTGAATAGCCAAGATAACTTCTCCATTCTCTCACAAAGTCTTTTTGCACGATTAGGTACTTGTTTTGCCCATTTCGAGTCCATCATTTGCACAGATGCTTCCATCCAATCTTCAGAATCTACAGCTAATTTTAAGTTAACAAATTTAGACAGACGAGGACGACCAAGATTAAACATCATATTTGCAAGTACTAATTGAGCTTCTTCAGGTATGTCTTTGAAATTACTGTATAATATATTGCAGTCTTCTATAGTCATTGCAATATCAGCTTCAAAACACTCATCAACTCTTTCTTTAGATACTTCTGTTCCAATTTCTTGCCCATATTCTAAATCAGAATCAGTAACCAAATGCCCAATCCCAAAAGTCGCATACCCCAAATGGTCATTGTAAATTTCATATTTGCAACCTTCATCTTCTGCTAGTTCTTTTTGTAATTTATCTAAATTCATTATCTACCCTGCCTTTTTCTTAAACACGCTACATGTCTGTAGTAAAAATAATTACCTATCTTATTAAAAAATTTAGACAAACTCAACCAAAACCACATCATTTTTTATTAGCCTTTCTAATAGCTTCTTTGCCTCTTTTAAATATACTGGCTACTTTTGATTTACCCATAACTTTTGCTCTTTGTTCACCAACTGTAAGTATTTGTATCTTTCTCGCAAAAGGTTTATTGACTCTTTTAACTTTTGCAACCGTAGCTCTTGCGTCTGCTTCTGTGGCAAACTTGATACCAACTGTATCTTTTGGGTTCTCATCTGTGTATAGTCGTCTCCCAGAACCCTTTGGTTTTTTACCTGTTCCGACTTTAGGATCTTTTCTTTTTACCATTTTTTAATACACTCTTTAACATTTTAGCTTGTGCTGCATGTGTCTTACTAGCTTTTTGCAATCCTTTTACAACTTTTTTAATTTTTCTTTTCATTTTGTTAAACCTTTATACTTCTCAAAACTGCGAAGTCCGCCCAATCCGAGCATTCCCATCAAAACCGTCATGAGTGAACCCATGTCAAATGTAGGCAGTTCAGGTATAACTACGTCTAAATAAGCACACACGAACAAAGTAACAGGCGCCAGCACGAAATGCCAACATAGGGCAATACCGCATGTCCAGCCAATAAAGGGGCGCCATCCGCTTACAAAAATGGATTTGTGTTGTGCTTCTGCCTTATTTATCTCTATCTGGCCTTTTGCCAGTTCCTGTGCATGGTTCTCTGCCATTGTTGCCACCTCATGTGCCAACTTGTTTTTCATGTCTTTATCTTCTATAAACTTGCCAAGAAGATTAGATACAGGCCCTATTAACGCCGTAAGCATGTGCATTCCTTTCTTTTAAACTTGCTGTCTATCCATACTTTGCCATAATAAAGCACAAATAACCAGACAGTAAATAAAACACCCTCAACATAACTTAGCTCATTCCAAGCATCTAATACCATGTTTTCCATTTTAATCTCCCTGCTGGTAGTTTTTTACATTGATACCTAAATGGTTTCCATAAAGGATATGATTTATTAACTTGCCTACTAATAGACAATGCTCTTTGTTTACAATCAAATTCTGTTTCATATGGTCCATATTGATCCTCTAGCGTTATGCAGTTATTAGGTGCTCCAATTACACACATTATTACTAGTGCTTTAAACATATCATTTCTTGTTCATCCAAGCAGTTGTACCCATATACGCTCCTACTATACCAGCACCTGACAAATAAAACAAATTACTTATATCAGCTAACGCCTTAACACGTTCCACGTCAACAATAAACATAGCTAAAGTAAACGCACCCATAGCTATTAACGTGTATCTAGCCATACGTAGTTGTGCTAACTGCTTCCTTAACTGGGTCTCTGTTTCTTTTATAGCTTTAGCGTTTTCTATCTCTGCATCAGAAACAATACCGTCACCATCTAAATCGTATTCGTTATACTTACTTTCTACTTGTAGTTTCTTCGCTGCCATTTACTCTGCTATGCTCCTTAAACTTTCCATAACTTGATCTATCGAAGGTTCTTTTCCATTAGGGTTGAGCTTACATTTATATTTTCTAGGGCATCCGATTGATATATCTGTAAATTCCAGTTCATACGTTTTTTGTGCACCTATGTAAATACAAGCCATTTTACTTTTCAAAACTTTTTGTTTCATAAGTCTGCAAGTAGTCATTATTGGTAGTATAATTTTACCTTGATGTATCTTTTGCTGTCTTGTGTAGTCTTTTGGAGTATATTTATATACATCAGCTCGTGAGTCTTTAACCCAGATAGACGCAACTAATATAGCAAAACCACCTATGATTGCCACAACGATTAGCCAAGTAATTGCTTCACCAATCTGTCTTCTCATTTGCTGTTGTTTGTAGACTGTTTCTTGACGCTGTTTTCTTATCTGACCTTCCATCTGCAGCAATTCATCATAAGCTCCAGGTCCATGAGTCATGTTCAGAAACATCTTGAGTTCGTACCTTTGTTCCTCAAGTTTCTTCTTGGCTGCATAAGCGGCAAGAGCGGCTTCTTCGATAGAACCAGCTTTAAACAATTTACCAAACAAGGGAGGATTTTTAGCTTGCTTTTCTGCATTATCAACGTCACTTACAGCACCCATCCAACGTCCAATGTCCCCCGACATTTGTTCAATGTCACGACCAACCTCAAAACCTTTTTTAATGGCAGAGAAAGCTTTTGAGGCAACGCCTACAGCCACCGATATAGTTACTGGATCCATGGCTCAATTATATCACAACTTATTTAGGTTTGTTAGCCCTATTAGCTGCCATATTAATTCTGTAAATATTTACATCATTTCTATCATCTGCAATATTCTCTTGTAGAGACTGTCTTTGTTGAGCTAAATCATAAGCTTGTTGTAACTTAGCTTGATCAATCTGAAAACTCATTTGATCATTCATAGATTTTCTTTGAAGCTCTGCTGTATCATTCTCAAGCTCTTTCTTTCTAATCTCAACTAGTGGATCAGTTTGTTGCTGTGGCTGTAGAGAAGGCATTACCTCTTTTAGAATCTCACCAACTTGTTGTGCAATGGCTGCCTCAACAGCATCAGGATTTAATTGTGGGACAGGTTGACCAGCTAACTGTGCTGCTTTAATTGATTCTTCAAAGAATTTAACCACCTGATCACGAGCCATCATACCAATATGCTCTTGTGTATGAGCTTGTAGCATAATAAATGTCTGTGGATTTGCCTGTCCAGCTGGTGTTGATAAGAAAGCTATGTGTGCTCTAACATGTGCTTCATGATCTTGTTGCTGAAATACTTGTATAGGCATACCTTTTAACGCATTTCCGTTCTCGGTTGCTGGGTCTACAGGCTGTGGTTGTTGTGGTGCAGGTAAAATAGCTTCAATATTCTTAATATCCAACGCATCATACATCCTTCTGTACGCTTCATGCACATTATGTATCTGTGGAGCAGCTTGAGCTAGTTGTAATTGCGTTTGAGCAAGCGATAATCGCTGTGCCATAGAGAAAATGTTCGGATCTGACACTGGAAGTATGTCTACACGACCATCAAAGTCGGCTTGCATCGTCTCTGGAGGCAAATTACCAACAAAATAGGGGTATGGAACTGGATTTTCGCTAAAAATCTCTGCTAACATACGAAATTCTTGCTTTTGAGCGTAATGTAAACGCTTATGTATGCTCGAAATGATCTTTGAGCCTTGCTCTATCAATGCAACAGTCGTTCCAACAGGTGCATTTGAGTTTACATCCGCTGTTTTTGCGTCTGCAACCTGTGCAAAACGCCTTCCAGAATCAACAACAACACCTAAAAGCTGTGCTAATGTAGCTGATGGCTCTTTGTATGGCAGTGGGATGATGGAATTTTTAAGATCTCCGCCTGGGACATCGATATCCCTAAACTCCCCAGGATTAAGAGGCTCATCATCATTACGAATACGAACACCACGAGCCTTAAAGCCAGCTGGTAAATTAGACAACGTACCCGCATCAATTAACTGCCTTAGTATAGAAGTCGCAGCACGAGATAAACCTCCGATTGTGTGCAATAAACCGAAACCATAAAATCCAAATCCTGGTAAAAACTTGAAATGAGTGAAATATTGTCTCTTCCTTTTTAATGGGTCTTGTTCTCTAAAGTTTCTAGCAATCGATAACACTTTTCCAGAATTTTGATCAAGGGTAACAATATAAGGAAGCATAATGCCCGAAGGATTCCCCTCCATATCCTTGTCTTCAAAACCCTCCAAGTCCAAGTCAACGTGGCATTCCAATAAGGTGTAAGAGTCGTCAGAGTAATTAGGGCGTAGTCCCAACAACTCATCAGCACGTTCTTGGATAGCTCCTTCATCGTCACCATCGCCTGCTTCAGATAATTCAACATCTCTATAAACTCCTGCTACTTGTAGTTTGCGTATTTCATTATACGTCATTCTTACTACATGTGTAACCCTCTCCGCTGTTCTTAAATCACTAGCTGAATACGGAACAACCATATCTTCTGCTGGTACAAACTTGGAAACGGCTCTCTGTTTTGTTTCATCAAAATAAATTTTCTTAAAGGTAGATCCCGTCAACGGCAAATAAAATAACATCTGATCCGTGTCTTGATCATATTCTTCCATGATTTCAGTAATCTGATAATTCATGAAATCTTCTACACGCTGTGCCTGTGCCTCAGTCTCCTGTGTCGGAGTTCCTAGTATCTGTGTCTTTACTGGACCACCACTAGGTAACATCTCCTTATATGCCTGTGCTTGAAACTGAGTTACAGCTTCAGAAAGTAACGGGTGTGTTACACCACTAGCACCTAAGAAGGGTTCACTTCGATCCTCATAGTTAATCCCAAGTAACCCTAATCCCTTTGAAATCGCTTCTTCCCAATCTTCCCTAGACTCTACATCCTCACGAAATTTAGACCTAAGATCCGAGGACAGAGAACCAAGTACGTCTTCATCAAGAACCTCGGCTAAATTAGCACTATGATCATAAGGCTCGGCAATAACCTCAGTTACCCCCTCTTCCATAAGTTCTATACCAGGAGGGAGTTGAGCCTCGGTACCCGGTACTTCGATCTGGAGACTCTCTTCTTCAGGCATCGCTTGACCCCCTGCTCCCATTGATCCTTCTACCATTCCTGCTATTTGTCTAGGTTGTATTGCCATTATGTAATCCTTGTTTTTTTACTTTTTGTAGGACGTAGTCGATCTGAAAATCGATTAGTAACGGTTTTGCCCTTGCCCTTTTTCACTGTCTTTTTCTTAGACATTAATAAGTACCTTTAAATGTTCCACCACGAGCTTTCATTACCCCGCCCATGTTCATTTTTTTAGCATTCTTAACAAAATTTTTTCCAACTTTAGATCTGTTTAATTTATTACTCTTCTCTTGCTTCTTTTTTTTGTCAGCTTGTTTAGCTCTTATTTTATCTATAGGCTGATACCTATCTTCCGATCCACCAAAATTAGGAACATTACCTCTACCTTTATAATCAGGCCCTCTCATGAGATCTACATGTGCTTTAGCGTATTCATCCCCATATTTAGCATGTCTCTCTAAAAACTTTACATCATCAAAACTATAATCAACACCGCTACGGCTTTTTAATTTTTTTTTATCATCCTTACCAGCCATTTTATTCTCCTAGTAATATTCTCTTGCTTTACGAGGAAACCAGTTTTCTGGAATCTCCTCACCTTGTAAACTAATAAACCCGCCTTGTCTAAATCTCATTAAGGCCATAGTCATACTATCACAATAGTCATCATGATCGCCATTGGGAAATGAAGCAATCTCTTCTATACCCTCGTCAGCAAACCTCTCGTCAGGATACCACACTTTTCCTGATTCGAAAATAGGCGATACAATATG